CAACTCATCAATCAGTATCTGCAGAGTATGGACTTTTATGTCAACTTTACACTAAACGAGAACTTTGAGGAGATAATTAAGTCTAGGTATAGAGATGTGTTTTCTTATGATTCGTTCAGTGAAGGAGAGAAATCTCGTATTGATATCGCTCTGTTGCTTACTTGGCGTTCTATTGCTAAACTTAAGAATAGTGTGGATACTAATTTATTGATTTTAGATGAAATCTTTGATGGTTCTTTAGATCAACAGGGTGGATCAGATCTTGGTTGGATCTTACGCAACTTTGATGACAACACAAATGTGTTTGTAATCAGTCATAAAGAAAGTTTAGAAGGAAAATTTGAAAGAACTTTAACTGCAGTGAAAGAAAAAAACTTCTCGATCATAGAGGAGACAGTTTCGGAACTGGACTAGGAGACCTTCGGGTCTCCTTTTTTGTTGGTATACTACATGCATCAACCCACCAGAGATATGAACCAAGAAATCAAAGGTAACCTCGCTCGATTGCTCGCTACTGAGAACTTGATTGTAGAGCACCGTAATTGCTCTACAGCGTCCTTTGATGTGGATCGTCGTCTATTGACCTTGCCTAGATGGGACAAGGCGTCTAGCGTCGTATACGACATGCTGGTGGGGCATGAGGTTGGACATGCTTTGTTTACTCCTAATACTGATTGGAGAGAACTTGCTGATTGTCCTATGGATTTTATCAATGTCATTGAGGATGCACGTATTGAGAAATTAATGAAACGTAAGTATCCTGGTCTGCGTAAATCTTTCTCTGGTGGTTATAGAGAACTAAACGACCAAGATTTTTTTGGTATTTTTGATTCGGATCTTTCACAACTAAGCTTAATTGATCGTATTAACCTTCACTTTAAAGTTGGTGCTAGTGCTATGATTCCTTTTTCTAGTGAGGAACAAGAGTTTGTCTCTCGCACTGATGATGCAGAAACTTTTGAAGAAGTTTGTAAGATTGCTAATGATGTTTATAAATTCAGTGAAAACGAAAAAGTTGAAGAACTTTCTGTAGATCAAAATGCTGATGAAACTATTCAGCAAGGTCAAGATGGTGGCGACGAGATGACTCTAGAAGAGATGTTGGAAGAAGCAAAACGTCGCGAGCAAAATAATCAATCCGTATCTCCTATGGGTGGTGAAGGAAAAAATGGCGCAGGAGAATTTGATGATGATGATGATGATGGTGATGAAGGTGGGGATGAAGGTTCTGTAACTCAAGATAATTTTGATCGCGCTTCTGAAAAACTTTCGAGTCGTAATTATGGCAGTAATACTACATACGTAGAGATTCCTGAAAAGGTAAAATCAACAGATATTGTTGTTGATTGGAGTATTGTTCATAGTTGGATTGATACAAATATATCTGAACGTGCAGATTATTCTGATGTGGATGCATCTTATAAGGAGTTTCGTAAACAGTCCCACAAGGAAGTTAATTATCTTGTTAAAGAGTTTGAGTGCCGTAAGTCTGCTGACGCTTACGCTCGTGCTGGTCAATCTAAAACTGGCGTTCTTGATACTACAAAGTTGCATACTTACAAATATTCTGATGACATCTTCAAGAAAGTAACTGTGTTGCCTGATGGCAAAAACCATGGCATGATTTTTATTCTTGATTGGTCTGGTTCTATGAGTAATGAATTGTTTGCTACGGTAAAACAACTACTTAACCTGACTGCATTTTGTAAAAAGGTTCAGATCCCATTTGAAGTATATGCTTTTACTAATGAATGGTATGCAGCTCGCCGTGCTATTGAAAACGTTCAATGTCTCTCTAATAATGACTACTACAACAAACCTAATTTAGAAGAAGGCAAAATTTATATTGATAAAATGCATTTTAATCTTGTAAATTTTATTTCTTCTCGTTCAAACTCTCGTGATTATGAAAACATGTGTTTGAATCTTTATCGAGAAACCTATCAATACAGATACTACACAAATTATCAATCTACTATTGGTTTAGGTCTTTCAGGAACTCCTTTGAATGAAGCAATTATTTCTATGAATTATATTGTTCCTGAATTCAAGAAACAAAACGACCTTCAAAAAGTAAACGTCTGTATTCTTACTGATGGTGAAGCTTGTAATAGTTATTATGGAGTCAAAAAATATAATGACCATAAAGATGAGTTCTTTACTTCCCATAAGCGTTTAAATGACAACGTAGTTCTTCGTGATCGTAAAACCGGTTACGTTTATCCTAACTTCAGTGGTGCTTGGGGAGGAGATTCTAATATTTTTATCAAACAATTACGTGATCGTCACCCTGATGTAAATGTAATTGGTTTCCGTATTCTTGGAGGAAAAGATCTTTCAAATTTTGTTTTTACTTATGGGAGCAGTGAAAAGTTTCCAGATGTGCAGAGACAATGGAAAAAAGAAAGATCCGCAATCATTCCTTTCCCTAAATCTTTCACTGCTTTGTTTGCAATTCATAACAATTCTATGGAAGAAACTGCTGAGTTTGATGTAGACTCTGGTGCTAAAAAATCGGATATCACAAGAGCTTTCAAGAAAATGTTAGTTAAAAAATCAAATAATAAAAAAATTCTTAGTTCTTTTATTGACTACATCTCTTGACTTTTTTGGTCTCATCTCTTATAATTACGAATATAAAGAATATTTCTTCTATTTCCTAAATCATTAAAACTTTATCTACTATGTCTTCTACTACTTCTAAAACTAATGTAATTGATGAGATCTTAATTGAAAAATTTAATTACAGTAATGTTGATCTTCGTAAATTTAAATTTCGTGTCGCGACTGAAACTGCCAAAGTTTTTAGTAAGGGAAATCGTGGATGTAAAAAGTTTCATACTGAAATGTTAGTAAATGAAGTTCCTCAAATTCAATCCTACTTTCCTTTAAATCGTAGCAAAAGAAAAGCAAAGACAGACCCTCTTACTGGTAAAAAAAGTTATACTAATGTCTTTGCAGAAGTTAAATGGGACCGTGCAATTCAATTATGGAGCACTACTGTTTGTAATGAATCTGATTCTATTAAAACCGGTAAGAAAAATAAAGTAAGTAAAGTAAGTAAAGTATCTACTCCTAAAACTCCTGCTTCTACTGCAGAAAATTCGTTTGTGGACAATACAGATTGTTATAAAATGTCTGATATTACTGCTGTAGAATTTAATACTGTAATTAGTTACTATAAGGAAGGTTCAAAGTTGATTGAAACGCCAAGTGGTTACAGGGTCCACTTTTGAAACTGTCCACACCACCTCCTTCGGGAGGTTTTTTTGTGTATAATACCTATATCAACACAACCGACACATGCCTGCTAAGTCTGATTTGACCACCACCCAGCTCACTTCTTATCTGTCCAATACTTATGGTAATGATATCTCTGCAGAGCATATTCGTTCTGCATGTGAACACTTTGGTGTTACTTATCCTACTGCAGTAAAACGACTGCGTGACTTCTATGTCAAGCGTGGCACTTGGCAGTTGACTGTTCAGGAACGTCTTGAGCAACAGTATCAAGCACCTGCTGCTATTCCTGTTTCCGAAAATCAGGAGCAGAACCTCGTTCCAGATAAAGATGATACTTTTGTCCCGTTTGGTAACTTTACTGATGTAAAGAAGATTATCAATTCCAAGATGTTCTACCCCGTTTTCATTACTGGTCTGTCTGGTAATGGTAAGACTTTCTCTGTAGAGCAAGCATGTGCTGCTCTTGGACGTGAACTGATTCGTGTAAACATTACTATTGAAACTGATGAGGACGATCTTATTGGTGGTTTTCGCCTTGTCGATGGGTCAACTGTTTGGCATAACGGACCTGTCGTGGAAGCACTCGAACGTGGAGCAATCTTGCTACTCGACGAAGTTGACCTTGCTTCTAACAAAATCCTCTGTCTCCAATCCATCCTTGAGGGTAAGGGTGTGTTCCTGAAGAAGACCGGTCATTATGTAAAACCTGCTGCTGGTTTCAATGTCATCGCTACTGCCAACACTAAGGGTAAGGGTTCTGATGATGGTCGCTTCATTGGCACTAACGTTCTTAACGAAGCATTCCTTGAGCGTTTTGCATTGACCTTTGAGCAGGAATATCCTACTCCTAAAACTGAGCAAAAAATTCTTGAAGGTATTTCTCTTGATCTTGGTATAGAAAATAGAAAGTTTTGCGAAAACCTTTCTAACTGGGCTGACATCATTCGTAAGACTTTTAAAGATGGTGGTGTAGACGAGGTTATTTCTACTCGACGCTTGGTTCACATTATTCGTGCATACGCTATTTGGAATGATCGTATGAAGGCGATTAAGGTTTGTGTGAATCGTTTTGATGATGAGACCAAGCAGTCTTTCATTGAACTGTATGATAAAATCGATGCTGATGTTCAAACTGATGAGGAAGAAAATGGAACATACTAAAAAACTTCATGGGTATGTAAACAACCTTGCCATCATCGAAGATGGTGAGGATCGTAAAACTGTAAAAATTATGGGTGGCAATGGTTTGAAGTTGTTTGTCAAAGACCTTGACGGCAAGGTTCAAGAGTGCTACCATAGTAATCTACGCTTAATCTGGGATAACTGAATGGCGAAAAAATACAATGAAGATGCTCTGTTGAAAGAGCTGAGTGATTACATTGCTGGAACTTATGGACAACACTATTCTGCTGGTAACGACAGCATTCAAACGTTAGATCTAATTGAAGCATGTGGAGACGCTGAGGCATTCTGCCGTAGCAACATCCTCAAGTATGCTTCACGCTACGATCGTAAAGGCACTGCCCGTCGTGATATCATTAAGATCCTTCACTACGCATTGCTGCTGCTCCACTTCTCTGACAAATCAAACACTACCGAAACCTATCCTCAATGAGTAAAGTTATTCTTTCTAGAAAGACCCTAGATGTTCTTAAGAACTTCAGCACTATCAATTCCTCTATTGTCTTCCGTAAAGGATCCACGGTTAGAACTATCTCTAATGCAGAGAACATCCTCGCAAAGTTTACTGGTGAGGAAGTCTTTCCAGTTGACTTCGCTATCTATGATCTTAGTCAGTTCCTTTCTGGGATCTCTTTGTTTAGCGACCCTCAGCTTGAGTTTGACAACGAAAATTTTGTCAGCATCCGTGGCGGTCGTCAGTCTGCTCGCTATTTCTTTTCTGATCCAGAGATTACGCTCAAGTCTGCTCCAGAAAAAAACGTAAAGTTTCCTGGTTCTGATCTTCAGTTCAGTTTGACTGGTGAAGATCTGATTGCTCTACAGAAAGCATCTGCTGTTTATAGTCTACCTGATCTTACCTTCCAATCAATCGAAGGTCATGATGAGATTAAACTTATCCTTAGGGACAAAGAGAATGATACCAGCAATACTTACGATATCACCGTGGCAGGTTCTACTACTGGCACCTATACTCTTGATCTTAAGATTGAAAACATTCGTCTTCTCCCAGGTGATTATACAGTCAAAGTATCTCAACACCTCATTTCAGAGTGGACTAACGTAAACACTGACCTGACTTATTACATTGCCCTTGAACCAGCGTGAAGCATATTCTCTTTACACTGAAAGGGTGTAATGTTGATCTCTTAAATGACGAAGAGTTCATCCGAGATATTGTGTACACTACATCTAAAAAATGT